GCAGTTAAAATTCAAGTATAGGCGGACCGAATAATGAACGCATTTTTACAAATACTTCATAAACAATGTGCAAAAACAAACGAATTATATGAAGTATCAAAATTAGATAATTCAGATAAAACCCGGTTTAGTCTTGTAAATAATACATATAACTATGAATTGAAAAACAGTTCGTTGGAATATTTTGATAAATTGGTAATAATAACATTCAATATTTTATTATTAACACCAATTTATAATACAAAAACCAAATTTGGTTTCTTGTCTTCGATACGCGATAATAAATTTTATGATGATACTACAAAACAAATTATTTATGAGATATTTTATGAAGTACAAAAAAAATATAATGCATTAAATCGCCTAGCATATAGATATAAATATTCTAGATCACCTATAGCTATTGATACTGATCTTTCGTTAGCAAACATAAAGAGTTCGAATAAAAACACTATAATTATTTTACAAAATAACCAAAAATATTTGTTTACATTATTTGATTTGAAAAAAATAATAGATACATCGTTATCAAACTCACCATATCATTTTTCTCATCCATTACCTATAAAAAATCCTTATAACAATATGCCTTTTGAAAAATCCAATTTATATAATATATATTTTTTCATGAAAAAAAGTGACTTTGTCATTCCTACGTTGTTTCATCAATACTTTTTATGTAATTTCAATTTATCAAAATTCCAAGAAGAAAATGAAGTATTAATACAGAAATTCCATTTGACACAATATTTACGTAATCTATCTTCGAAAGATTTGAAAAAAGAAATTCTATTTATGTTGAAACAAAATAAATATAGTAAAAAAATAAAAATAGATCCAGAATTTCCAACCGACAAATTAATCGAAATATTCAAACCATATCTGGAATTGTTTTATAAACAGAGCTACTCTATTGATACAAATGTAAAGATAATGGCTAAAAATGAATTATATATAAAACTAAAAGATTTTTATAATTTCAATCCTATTTTTGGACGTAAAACTATTTCAAAAAAAAAACAAGAAAATGTTAAATTATGCTTAAACGATAATCATATTCAATTTCAGAAAAGAAATTATAACAAAAACTATGATATATCACATATTACTTTGTGTGATAATAATACTATTAATGATAATGAAAGTGATAGTGATAGTAGTAGTAGTGAAGATGAATTACCTAGAAATAATAATATTTTATACACATCAAGATTTATATATATATATAAATGAATAATTATACAGTCGCTATATTAACACAAAATGGTATTGATAACAATAAAGGAAATTATTTAGAAGATATTGTTATTGAATCACCAGATATATATGTAGAATTCACACAAGAAGATAAAAGATATTTCTATAATAATTCAATTATAGAAAATAATTTCATAAAAGATTATACAAAAATCGCAGAGAACCAATCTGCTAGACCAACAACATTTACATTTGGTTATAATATTGTTAGTAAAATATTTTTAAATAAAAGTACTTTTACAAAACATAATATAGACGAAATTAAAAAAAGTATTGAATATTTTGTTATTTATATTGATAGAAAAGGTAATATATTACAACATACTCCTGTTACATCAACAAAAGCTGCTGTATGTATTAAATTGAATATTAACAATATTCAATTGTTGTTTATAAATTTACATTTGCCCATGTTAAAAAAAGAGGAAGGACTTGGTGTTGCAGAAAGAACTAAATCATTGAAAGATTTAATGGAATATTTGCAACATGAATCTATAGCAGACCCTGATACAAATTTGATAATAGGTGGTGATTTAAATTTTAGAATGGATGAACATGGAAATGATCAATTAACAGACCTAATTAAAAATACAGAAATAAAAGAAATGAATGATGATCAAAATATGTTTACATGTAAATTTACCAATAAATTGAATAATAAAAATAATAATTTTGATCATTTAAAACAGTGTAGAGAAAGTGATTTTACAAAAGGTAATTTTACTGAAATTCAAAGTGAAGTGCAAAATAATTGCGGTGTTAGTAATCGACTACCTAGTAAATGTGATCGTTTTTTAATAGTAGAAGGATATGGTACTTCAATAAAACCAATAGAATATAAAGCTATTTATTTAGAAAATTTGAAATCAGATCATAATGCTGTATATTCTATTTTTACAATTGAATCTGATGAAATTAGTCCTCGTCCAAAAGTTACCCGTTCAAAAAATACCCGTTCAAAAAATACCCGTTCAAAAGTTACCCATTCAAAAAATACCAATAAAAAAGGAGGTTTAAAAAATAAAAAATACACTAGAAGAAAATATGTAAAATAAATTTACCATTTATTTTTCTTGACATTGATGGCTGGACCTTGGCGTTTTTTTGCTTTACTAGGATCATAAGCTTCGTCTTCGTCATCTGAACCCATATTTTTCGATATTTCCCAAAATTCCTTAGAACCTAATTTGAAATCAGGATGACCTTCTGCTTTATACCAAAATATCTGATCATTTAATTTGTTGGATTTCGCGTTATTATTGATCACTAAACATTCATAATTTTCGGTTGTTTGGTCCATTACCGCACAAAACGACTCCATAGTTGGAAACATACTTGCATAATTTTCCCATATTCTTTTTCGATTTGTCAAATAAGGTTCTCTTAATATAAATACATAATCTATATTTGTACGCAGATTCGGTGGAATACCCAACGGATATTGCATAGTAATGATCAACATTATTTTCCAGTGACGACCATTCATAAATAACAACCGCATCATTTTATCTCTTGTCCATGTTTGATCATATAAACAATCATCTAATATCACAAATGCTCTTGGATCGATTGTTGATTTTCTATACATTTCTATTTCTTTATTTACCTGTTTTAAGACCGTTTTTTGACGCCGTAGAATGTTCTCGATCAATACAGTATTATATTCTTCATGAATAAATAATTTAGGAACATGGGCTGCATAAAACCCATTTCCGGCTTCTGTTCCCGATATTACTGTTCCGATTGGTATATCTTGATGATAATATAATAAATCTCTTACCAAATATGATTTGCCAGTATCACGTCTTCCAATCATTACTATAACTGGGCCTTTATTTTCATCTGGTTTGAATGTTATTTCTCTCATATTAAATTTCTTTAATTCAAGTGTCATAAGTATTTAGTATATCAATATATATTTTGTATATATTGATTAACGCAACAATCTTACAATAAAACAATTAGTTTAGAAGGATAAATAAAAAATATAACAACCACTTATACTTGTTTTATTTTATAAAATGAAATCTAGTGAAATCCCTAAATTCCATATCGATTATTTGAATACGAAAACTATTGATACAAGTTATTTAGAAAAACAATATATTCCATCTGACGAGGATAACAAAAACAACTATAATCCATTTCATTTAGATAAAATACAGATCTATAACCCTTCATATAATTTGTTTTTCAAACTATCGGAAGACGAATATAATAATATTTGTCTGAACCATAAATATTGTATTTCAAATTTAATAAATATAATTGATCAAGAAACCAAAGAACCTATTGAAAAAAATATTTTTATCAAATATTCACCACTGTTAGATCCCCTCAAATATATGATTGGAAAATATAAAAACGATGAAACTATTTATTTATTACCATCCACAAATAACAAGGGTTCTCATCCAAAATTATTAGATACTAATAATGCATCTTATGTCGATAATTTCTTTTCTTTTTTATCGAGTAAACTATTACATTCACATAAATTTTTACATGGCGTAGATTATTATGGGTCATTTTTGGGTATTCAAAATAAATTCAAAATAAATGTTATTGATGATTTAGAGTATTTATCGAATTCTGATTATTTCAAAGATAATGTCAATAAATTGTTCACCATAGCTGATGTTGAAATGAATGATTTTTCAAACTTTGGTTCTCGAAACAATAAACAAAAATTAGTAATAGAAGATAAAATAGATATTACTGATTTTGAAACATTGGATGTTATTTCAAGCAATGATCAATCATGTGATATCGTAAATGAAATTATATATGAAAAACCTATAAGAAATACTTCATCGTCAACATCATCATCGTCTTCAAGTAGTAATACTGAAAGTGAAGATGATGAAGAGAATGATTCTCAATCTAGTAGTGATAGTGGTTCTAATAGTGATAGTAATAGTGATAGTGAGAACAGTAGTGAAAATAATAGCGATAATGATGATGATGACAATAAGAATGATGACGAACAATGGGAAACGGAATCAGAAGAGTCAACCTCCAATATGGAGGAAGCCAGATTTGTATATATCAATAATTTCCCAGTGCAATTAATCTGCCTTGAAAAATGTAATGGTACTATGGATGAATTATTTGAAAAAAATAAAATGGACATGAAAACATCCGCTAGTGCTCTTTTTCAGATTGTCATGATTTTATTGACTTATCAAAAAACATTTCATTTTACACATAATGACCTTCATACAAATAATATTATGTACATAGAAACAACTATTGATTTTTTGTATTACAAATACAAAAACACAGTTTATAAAGTCCCTACCTATGGAAAGATTTTCAAACTCATTGATTTCGGTAGAAGTATTTATCGTTTCAATGATAAAAAATTCTGTAGTGATAGTTTTGCTACTGGTGGTGATGCAGCTACACAATATAACTGTGAACCTTATATGAATGAGAAAAAACCACGTATTGACCCTAATTATAGTTTTGATTTATGCCGTTTAGGATGCTCAATTTATGATTTTATCATTGAAAACGATAAAACCCCAGGTGAATTCGATGAATTACAGAAAACTGTATATAGATGGTGTACAGATGATAAAGGAAAAAATGTCCTTTATATGAGTAATGGCGAAGAACGTTATCCAAATTTCAAATTATATAAGATGATTGCGAGAACCGTGCATAAACATACCCCAGAAAACCAATTAGAATATC